GATGTAAATATGCCGATAAAGAAGGTATGGTAGAGTGTTATACTTCTGGTAAAAAGATGAGATGGCAAGAGATACAATGCGGCCACTTTATTCCCAGAGCAAATCTTGGCACCAGATGGTTGGAGGCAAATTGTAGGCCGCAATCAATGGAAGAAAATTATTTTAAGATGGGTAATTTAGAAGAATTTGAATACAAGCTAGATGCAGAAAACAATGGCGTAGTAGATTATTTGAGAGAATTAGCTAGACAAGTTGCGAAGCCTACAAAAGAAGAATTGAAGTCTTTAATTATTGAGTATAGATCAAAGTTGAACCTAATAAAAAAGAAGTTTAATTAAATTTATTTTTTTAATTAAATTAATTAAATTAATTTTGTACTCAAATATTAAAAACACATAAAAATGGCAAGAAACATTAGTCCAGATTCAGTATCAAGCAAGGTATCAGAACTCCAAGTAGGAGAAAGTTTACTATTAGAAAACCCATATACGTCTGTAATGGTTATGGTTTCTAATCTAAAAAGAAAAGAAGAACACAAAAACAAAGTATTTAAAATTAAAGCAAACGATAAAAAAACCAATGTAACTAGAATAAAATAAGTATTATGCACATACAAACCATCCACTACACCAGAACATTTAATTTAGGTAATTATTCATCAGAAAAAATAGGAGTTGAGTTTGCGTTGAATCCGGGTGAATCAGCAGATAAGGCTCTTGATAACGCAAGACAACTGGTTGAAGAATACCATAAAAAAAGTGTTAAACAGATTGAAGAAGCTGGACTTTATTTTGAACAAGATGAACCAATTGTTGAAAAAGTAATACCAACACAATCAAAAAAGACACTAACAGAAAGAACAAAAGAGTTTATTAATTCTTGCACAACAAAACAGGAATTAAAAGCTTGGGAATTAATGTGTAAAAACAATCCTGAATTGCTGGAATATTATAATAACAAACTAAACAACCTTTAATTATGAAATGGAATGAAACACTTATTAGATCAAGCTCTGTTGGTTATTTAATGACTGAGCCGGTAACTAAAGCTGAAAAAGAAGCTGGGCTTCTATCTAAAACCGCACAAAAACATTTAATTGAAGTTTATATCGCTGAAAAATATGGCAGAAAGCGAGATATACAAACAAGGCAAATGAAGAAAGGCGTTGAAGTTGAAGATGATTCAATTGAGCTTTTAAATAGTTTTTGGGAAGTGGATTATAGTAAAAATGAACACAGATTTACTAATGATTACATATCAGGGCATCCAGATATAATAACTGTTAACCCGAATAAAGTTATTGATATTAAATCAAGCTATGACCTTTGGACGTTCTTGGGAAATATTCCAGATAAGCTTGATAATTTGTATTACTGGCAGCTTCAATCTTACATGTGGCTTACAGGTGCTACTAGTGGACATATTGCGTACTGTCTTGTAAATACACCATTTAACATTGTTGAGCAAGAGAAAAGATACTTACTTAATAAGATGAATGTTGTTTCAGAAGAAAGCCCAGAATATGTAAAAGAGTCAATGAAACTTGAGTTTAATATGACATTTGATGATATTGCAGTCCCTGAAAGAATATTAATATTTAATGTGGAAAGGAATGAAGATGATATTCTAAAGATTCAGCACAAAGTAGAAAAAGCAAGAGAATTTTTATTTGAACTTGAAAACAAACATCTAAATTTCAATAAATGACCGGAGCTAATATCATAAATGCAATCCAAAATCTAAAAATGGCCCAAGAGCAATTAGAAGATTTTTGCAGGGAGTTTCCCAACTCACAGGGAGAAAGGATATTTAAGAATTATAGTAAAAAAATAGATTGGATTTTTAATGATATTATAACCCACCCTTTTCTTACAACCGAAGTTAGAATTGGAATTAAAAACGAAATACAAAGTGATGTTTTTGCAGTTCCGGCTATTGTTGAAAAGGTAGCTTTGTTAAATCCAGAACAAAGAGAAATTATAGAATCTACATTAGATGCTATGATAAACGGAGAAGAAGTAAAAATTGTTGATATTAACGAATTAAACAAATAAAAATGGCTAAGAAAAAAGAAAAAGAACTCAACCTACCATCTAATGCACAAGTACTTGATGGATGCGACTTTTGTATGCAATTTGATTATGATGATCCACATGTAATTGGAGCTAGTGAAAAATCAGATGGCGTAATGGAGATAGTTTTAAAATCATACATGGATGTTGGTATAACATTTTTATGCCCAACTACCGGAAAGAAACTAAGGCTATTCGCAAGGCCATTATCAGATAAAGGCAGACAGATTTTAGAAATGCAAGCAGAACAAAATCAATAACCACAAAAATAACAAACATGAAAAAGCTAATAACAACCACATTTATCATTATTTTTTTAGTAAGCACCGGAATGTCACAAGTATTTGATGGCATTTCAATTTCAGGTGACTTTACAAGTACATTACAAAAGTTTAAATCTAAGGGCTATGTTTTAGAACAAACATTTCCAGAAGGGGCTACTTTAAGAGGCAACGTAGCATCTACTAATATTGAAGTTTATTTATTTAAAACTCCAAAAACAAATAAAGTTTTTAAGGCAAGCGTTTATCTTCCAAAAAAAGATAATTGGAATGATCTTAAATATCAATTTAACAATTACCACAACTTATTTCTTGAAAAATACGGTAAAACAACTGATAGATTTCAGTTTTTTTCTAGTCCATACTATGATGGCGATGGTTATGAGATGCAGGCTGTAGAAAAGGAAAAATGTACATATTCATCTTATTGGTCAAATTTAGATGGAGCTAGTTATTCCGTAGAAATAACAAAATATAGACAGGTAAAGATAACTTATGAAAACGATGAACTATTTAAACTAAAAGACAAAGAAGTTTCAGATATGAAATCTAAAATATTCTAAATAATAAAGGCGGCCTAAAAAACCGCCTTATTTATTATCTTCAGAAAGACATTTTACGCATGCCCCATCTTCAAGTAAAGTTTCATGGGTTGTGCAAATATCTTTATCCATTATGACTTCTTATGTTTATTTGCGAATTTACGAGCAGCTTCAACACTGCCAAATCCCCAAGCTTTAAGAGCCAATGCTTTGCGAGTAGGTTCACCATTAGGCTTTTTCATAGCACCTAACATGCCACTAAATCTAGCAGCAAATGAAACCCTTCTAGGATTAACGCCAGATTTAACTGGGGCTTTTAAATTACCACCAGTTTCAGCATTGTAAGATGCACGACCTTTTGCGTTTAATCCGCCTTCTGGATTTTTACCTTCTTTTCTTTGCCAAGCTCCTGACATAACTATTTTTTTTCTTCTGCTTTAATTTTTTTCTCTTGTTTCAACATTTCCGGAGTTGGCTTCTTTCCACTTCCTTTGTTGGCGCGAATATTATCCCATAATCCTCTACGAGAATATGATCCATCCGCGCGTTTCATCATTTGTAGTTTGTTTTTCATACGCTAATTTACGAATTATTTTTGATTTTCAGCTTTCCATATCACTAAATCTATTCCAGTTAAGTGACTAGGAGGCTCCAAAATTGGCTTTTTTTCACTTTGTACTGGTATTTGTACCGATTTGCGTACATCTTCCAAATTTGAGGCGCTTTTGCCGTAATTATCCATCAAATAATTGACTACTTGCTGAACAGATGTCAAATTTTGCTCTTTTTGAATCATTTCCAACTTATATAAGTCAAATCTAACTCCAATTGGGTTGCTTTTTTTCATAAAATAAATTGTAGCTACAAAGTTAATACTAAAAAATGAAATGTAGCTACAAAATTAAATTAATTATCGCTAATTGTAGCTACAAAATTTAAGTTAATTACCCTCCCCCAACAACAAAACAAAGCAGCAAGTAACCACCCAACCACATAGCAAAGCGCAACCAATTGCACGACCTACCAAGCCAAGCCCAACACCCAACAAAGCCACGCCACACGCCACATACAAAGGAACTGCAAGGGAAAACGCAAAAGCGGGGTACTGGGTGCTAGAAAATTAAAGCCCCGAAAAAACGGACGGACTTTTTAGAGCGGGGGGTAGCTTAAACAAATGTTTATGCAGATGATTTAAAAATTTTTTTTGTATTAGAATGATGGAAATGGTGAAAATATGGTATATTTGGGTATAAAAACATAGCTATGTTAAAATCAATGAAAAAGTCATCTCCTGATCCGGAAGATGATTATGTATCAAAATATACGAAAGGCAACAAAATTTTAGGTAAAGCATCACCTATTTTGGGTGCTTCTGGTAAAGATACCGTTGCTATTAAAATAACAGGTTCTGGACCAACAGCCGGCCAAACTGTTGTAATTAAGAAAGACTCAAACGAAGCGGAAGTAGAAGAAGGCGGTTCAAAGAAAAAGATGACACTTGCTGAATTAGCGGCAAAACAAAAGCAACAAAAGATTGATTGGGCTAAGAGTATGCAATCTCCGGCAATGCAACAAAAAGTGCCACCTCCAGCCACTCCAATGAGCGATGAAAAAGTTGCTAAATTGTCTGAATATTTAAAAAAGAAAAACAAATAGTCATGATGCAAGGAAATCAATCAAAATTAGATAAGAACGAGAACGGCAAAATTGACTCTCAGGATTTCAAAATGCTAAGATCTAAGAAAGAAGTAGGAGAGATGGGAAAGCCTAGTTTAAAGGCTAAATTTGAAGAATCTATGCAGAAGCAATACAAATCCCGTCCAGAGAATAAAATGGAAAAAAAGGCTCCTATGGGAGATAAAAAGAAGGTATCTAAGTTATCAATGATGACTAAGTTAAAATACTAAAATCGGTTTAGTTGGTTTGTTATTACTTTGAGCCTCCCTTAAAAAAGGAGGTTTTTTTTGTCGTTATATTATTGTTTCGTATCTTTATCGTAAACTATACGGAATGAATAAATTAAGAAAAGAAGTTCAACTTGAACAAGAAATCATTGACAAGTTAACTGTTCTAGCAGACAAAAAGCAATGGTCATTAAAAAAGATGATGGAAGTAATTTTGATCAAGGCAGTAAAAAATGTATCACTTGAGGAAAGTAATTCTTAACATCACACCTCAAACTCACGTCAGAGCAACACAAGGTGATTCCATATTTTTCAGAATACCAAGAGATAAGTTAAGACCAGCCGGCCTAAAAAGACTACTTAGACTAGAGAGGTATAACAACTACAAGTTAGAGCTTTCGGCGGAAGCAAAAAGAAAATCTTTTGTCATGCCTCCGGTTGGAGCATCAATAACATTTGTGATTCCCGTCCCACCATCTTGGTCAAAGAAGAAAAAGAAATTGTATCATGGTAGATTCCACCAATCAAAACCAGACATAGACAATTTACAAAAAGCTTTCTTAGATTCACTGATGATGGAGGATAAACAAATCGCGCATTTGGAAGTTCAGAAAAGATGGGTTGACTTTGAATCTGGATGGATTGAAATTACATTAAAAGAATATGAAGATGTCTTAGATCTCCCCACCTCCAAA